ATGCTATAATCTATAAAAATTTTTGCAGTATATTCTTCTGTACCGTCTCCAGCAACTCTATAAATTCTTTCATCTAAATTTGTGTCTAAAGTACTGTCTTGCGATGCTATAGAAGGATGGTTAGAAACTTTTATTTCATTTTTTTCTTCTCTTGCGTCTTCTAAATTCTGTATCTTTATCTCATTTACAATAACATTAGGAATATATTTTTTAATCACATCTCGTAATTCTGAGTCTATAGCTTGAAATGTGGTGCTATCTAGCGGTTCAAAAATATATTCGTATAATCTAGTACCAAAATCTGGTAAAAAATATCTTGAGCCTTTCCTAGTTAACACTAAATGTATTAGGTCAGTTTTAGTTTCTTCCGCTACAGTGGTGGTAGTTTTTAAAAATAAACCACTATCACTATCTTGGAATGGAAATGCAATTCCGTATCTCTCTCTAGCTATTGTCATATTAAATAAATACTTTTATTTGAATTATCTATCTACCCTTTGAAACATCCCTTCCAAAATCTCTTCTATAGCGGATATTACCGCATATTCGTCGTTTCCCCAGTTAGATTTATGACGTTCAATAAGTCTTTCAACAATATATTTTACATCCTTATCTAATAAATCCCATTTTTTATCATCGGATGGGCGCCAATAAGTTTCTTCTTTTAATATTCTTTTAATTAATTTTTTCATTACTCTTATAAATATCATCCTCTTCCACTTCTTCTTTATGGCCACAATAAGGGCATATTAATTTATTCTCTTTAGACAACAAATGGTGGTCAGCAATTGACCACCATTTATTACATTTACCACAATTAAAGTGATATAATATTTCTTTATTGAATTTGTGTTTCGCCAACTTTGGTTTCTTTTTTCACACCATTACCATTCAATGAGTTTAAATCTACATCTATTTCACATTGTCCTCCAGAACAAGCTAACTCACCAGATAAATCAGTATTGTCTTCTAATTCTACCACTTTTGTTAAATCAATATCGTGTAATGATTTTACCATTTCATTATATTTTTCTTCTTTAATATCTTCAAAAGGTGCTTGAATATATGAACCTCCATCATAAGGTAAAACTGATAGTCCGTTATAAAATTTTCTATTTTCCCACATCCAATCTCCAACCTTCTCCCATTCATTTTCTTTTAATGAAATAGTTGCAGAAACATTATGTGAATTTGAACCTTTTCTATGCCCTGCATTAACCCATTCTGTTGCAACTTTTTTAACTCTTTCTAGAAGTTGGAATGGTGACTCTGTTCTTAAAATAGAGCCTTTTGGTGATTTTTGAGGTATAGAGATTACAGCTGTATCATGTGGTCTAAAATAATCATCTTCTAATAACACTGGATGATACACTTTTAAATATGTGTATATCGCTTCGTTCTTCCCAACTCTAAGTCTTCTAATATAAAAATTATGGTGCCATGCATGAATACCCGAACTTGTTCCTAATGTTAATGAAGTTGTTCCTGCGGGTTTTACTGTGGTACATCTTGCTGCTTGATTAATTTCTAATAATTTTGATACTCTGGTATTTTCTCTTTTAACTAAACTGGCCGCTTTTTTCATATCATAACCTAAAACTTTACCACTACCTATTCCGGTCATCGATACTCCAATTAGAGCTTCTTTTTCAGTTGTTTCTTGCCATATTTCTCTTAGATAATGAAAATTTGTATACCCTGCTTGAAGCGTTCCTATAAACGCGGCTGTTTTAACTCTTTCGTTTAAGTCTTCTTGTGATTCAATATTCGAGACGTTTACTTCGCATAAGTTACAGAATTGATAAGGTCTAAGAGCAATTTCACAACATGGATTTGTTCCCCAATCTTTATCATTGTTTAGATAAATTCCTGGTTCACCTGCTCCTGATAACTCTACTCGTTTCCATAAGTCCATAAAAAACTCTTTAGTAATTTTATGTCTCATTAAACAAGCAGAATTATTTGCTCTACCTCTCTGTGGGTTTAGTTCCCACCATTTACCTGTTTTACAAGCAATCATTGTGTTATCATCAGCACTAAATAAACTAATAAGTGCTGCTCTTCTAATACCACCGGCTAATACTGCGTCTGCAATATAACAAATGATATCATGTACTTCTAAAGTTGTTAAATGGTCACCATTTTCTTTTTCTAATAATATACCTTCAATCTTAACTAAACATTCTTTTAGTGGTCTTGGCCCTGGGGCTTTACCTCCTGAAGTGATTAGTCTTGCACCTTTAGCTCTAATATCTGTGTAGTCAAATTCTATTCTACTTCCTCCACCATTCATATATGATTTCATTAATACTTTAATCGAATCTGCCCAACCTTCTATTGAGTCACCAATTAAAAATCTTCTTTTTCTTTTAGGGTAAGGGTGTTGTATAGGTGGAAGTTTCTCGACATGATGTTTTTGAACCGAATACCCTACTCCTGTTCCACCTAGCAACAAAAACATTGTTTCGTTAAATGAATCAATATGGTCAACAGGTAGATATGCACAATTATAAATTCTATTAGGTGAGATTTCAATTGGTTTACCACCAAATTGCATACTCCTCATTGAAGGTAGTACCTTTTTATCGTATACTAATTTATACTTTTCCTCAATTTCGTCCTTTAGGTGAGGGTATTTTTTTATGTGCATATTTTTATTCCTAGTTACTAATTCTTCCCATGTTTCTCTTCTATTCAATTCTGGAATATATTTTGCATACTTCATATAAACAGTAATGTCCGATAAAATTTTATTCGAAATCTCCATATTTTTTATTTTTTATTTATTTAATATTTTTTCTCTTCTTTCTAGAGCATCTAATACTCTTTTTCTATTTCTTTCTGTTTTTTCTTCTTCAAACCCTAAGAAAGTTTGTGTAGTTTGTGTGTCTATATCTAAAGTTTCATTATTAAATGTACAATTTTCAAAAATTACACCATCCTTGCCTAATCGTGATTTAGTTATAGCTATTGTAGCTAATCCTAACTCTTTTTGTTGTAATGTTTTTGCTACTGAAATTATAACATGTCCTACTTGTGCCTTTTTAATAGAACCACCCATTTGGTCAGTGGTTACTACTTCTGCAGAAAGAGAAGACCGATTCCCTTGTGCTGCGGTCCATCCCACTAAATTTAGTTCGTGACACATAGCTTCATATTTTCTCATTATAGAACCTTCACCTTTCCAATCATCACTAAAATTTCTATCTGGTATAACACAATCTATATAATCTAAAATTATTATATCTAAATTTATACCTTCTGACATTATTTTTCTAGCTTGGTTTTTAATTTGTGTGATGGTAAATTCGTCTGAAGCTAATTTTTTTAATATTAATCTACCACCATTTTTTTTCATCTCATCAGCCTTGTGTAGGATTTTTTCTTTATTTTTACTCAATTCTTCTGGTGATATTCCTGTCCAGCAAGTAAAATGTTTTCTTTGTATGATTTTTGGGTTATCCTCAAAAAATACTTGTAATACATTATATCCCATATTAAAAGCTGAATTAGCAAATCTAGTTAACATAGTTGTCTTACCAACACCAGTAGGGGCAAGTATAACCCCTAATTCACCTTTTGCTAGTCCACCATTCAATAAATTATCTATACCGTCTATGCCGGTAGGAATCGGGTGTCTGTAGTCATCTTTTAATACTTCTTCTAAATTATGAAATACTTCCAAATTTCCATTATCCACTTCTCCTATATTAATAGCTTTTCTAATATATTCTTCACACTTATCGTAACTTTCAAATTCTCCTTTTTCTAATATATTTTCTACTTTTCTTATAGCTTTTTTAAGTTCTTGTTGTTTACAAAATTTTACTGTTTTTTCTTTAATAAAAAGATGGTCTTCAAAAGAAGCCTCTTTTATCTCTTTTAACATATCAATAACATACTTTTTTGCCATTTCAGATGAAATTTCCAATTGTGTTAACTGTTCTACACCTTCAAAAGATGGCACTGATTCATATTTTTCATAATACTCTTTAATCATTTGCATAATCAATTTGAAATATTGATTATCAAAATATTTAGATTGTATACTGTCTATAATAGATTGTGCAAATACCTTATCCGTGATAATTAAATTTAATATTTTTAGCTGGAAGTTATACCCTAGGTATCCGAAATTTTCTGTTTTTGTCATATAATGTTCTTTAAAAATAAATACTAAAATTAGTGATTAAAGTTGTTTATCTAGGTAATAACACTCTGGATTTTTATCTGACAAAACGTCAGTCAACTCTCTTAAAATATAAGAAATTTGTGGTCTAATATCTACAGAAAATCTAACTTTAGGTGGGTATAGCTCTGCAGAGAAAATTCTTTCCATTATCATTCTATTTCCCTTTTTAATGGTTATCGTAAAATAACCACTTTCTTCCTGTAATTTTGACATGTCCTCTTTAAAAAACTCATCAATAATATCTATAGTTTTTAAAATTAATTTTTTATCTATTATGTCTTTTATATATTTAACGCATTCATAAAGGCCTACGGAGTAAATTGTGTCAGGATTATGGTTTTTTACAGTAAAAAATCTTTGGCAGATTATATTGTCCTTTATTGATAGCAGGAACTCGAATTTTTCTTTTTCTTCAATTTTTTTCATTTTATAAAATTTTTTTAAATTTATTTTTTTCTATTCTTGTTAATGTTAAAAATGGTTCAGTAAAATTTAAAAAAGATTTATCGGAATTTCCAATAAAATTAAATAAACCATCTTCCATCATCATTCTTAATAGGTTTTTATATGAACGACCTTCTGGGTCCATATTTTCACTTATTAATTCTTTAATTTCTTTTTGAGCTGCTTTTGGTAGTAGGGTTTGGCTCAGGTCTACCAAAAATTTATTTCTTTTAAAGAAGTCTTTTCCTAACTCACCTTCTTTAGTGATTCCTTTTACTATATTATTAACTCTAAAATTACTTTCCCCCTTAAGGCATTTATCTCTACACATATATAAAAAATATTCAAGATTTATACTTTTTTCTAATATTTCAGGTACTGTGTTTATAACTGTTTTTATCCCAACACCTTTTATACCACTTATATCGTCAGAAGAATCACCACATATGATTTTAATAACCTTTATGTTTTCTACTGGAATAAAATGTTTTTCAAATTTAATTTTATCACCCTTTTTAACAATCTCTGAATTATTTAAAAGTTTTAAATTAACACTCTCAGACACTAGTTGGGTTAGGTCTCTGTCGTTGGATAGTATTGTTACTTCTTCGTTATCATTATTTAAACAGTAGAAAGCTATGCAGTCATCCGCTTCGTGACCTATAAACTCACATTGTCTTATAAAAATTTCTTCTAGGTATTGTTGTGTTCTTACTTTTTGGGAATATAGTGATTCAGTTTGTTCGTCACTTAATCTTTTATTTGCTCGATTAATTTTATAGTTTTTATAAACCTTTCTTCTACTTTCATAGTTTTTTGGACCATCCCAAGTAACCACAACTTTATTAAAACTATATTCTGTTATTAATTTTTTTATAGTATTTAGAAAATAAAAAACAGCTCCAAGATTTGTGTTTTTGTCTTGGAAGTTTTTTAGTCCATGAAATCCTAACTGTAGTAGTGAGTTTCCGTCAACAAGAAGAGTTTTAGTCAATTTACTATAATTAAAGGGTTAAACACTATTTTTCTATTTCTAAAAGTTCTATTTCAAAATTCAAATCCTTTCCAGCTAAAGGATGGTTCATATCTAATGTAACTTCTGTTTTTGTAACTTCTAAAATTGTTGCGGTTGCTGGTGCTCCCTTCTGAGTGTTTCCTTGAATTCTCTCATCAATTATAAATCTAAAGTCTTTCGGAAATTCTGTTCGTGGAACTTTTAATATAGCCTTAGGGTTAACCTCCCCGTAAGCTTGTTCTGATGATATATTTACTGATTTTTTATCACCTACTGACATTGTTCTAATAGTATTTTCAAAATCTTTTAATACTTTACCTTCTCCTATAACCACTTCTAAAGGGGTTTCTCTTTTTACTGAATTATCAAATTCTTTACCATCTTTTAAAGTGCCCACATAGTGTACTTTTACTTTACTGCCTATTTTTATATCATTCATTTTCTTTTTCTTCTTTAATATCAAAGTCGCCTCCTATACCTAATTGTTCAGACCAAAAGGAGGCATATTCTTGTTTATATTTTTCTATTGATTTTTTTTCTTCTACAGGCTCTCTACCAGCTAAAAATCCATGTGGCGTCATTAATATTTTACCATCTTCATAACCCAAACCATTAACATGATTTTTCATAATAGTTATTTTAGTTCTAGTTGCAAATTTAACTTTTCTTTTTTCTTTTACTGCTGAAATATTTGTGGTTCCAGCATTTTTCTGATTACCAAATCTAAATACTAATGTAGAATTTAACCATAAAGCTTCTCCACCTTTAGCTTTAATTTTTGGTTGCCCAAAAGGATTATCGGGTAATTCTACCCACGGTTGGTTTACTACCACCAACGTATTAGTGTATTTTGAATCTTCTCTTCTAGATTTTCCTATTCTTTGATTAATCCCCATTCCTATTTTATCAGCAAATACGGCAGCATTATGCATTTTTCCACCTTTTCCATCAAATGTCATTTTACATGGGATAGAACCAATCGAATCCCATAAAAATAATAAATCATATTCTAATTCTCCTTTTTCTTGTGCATTTAATAAAGAATTTATATATTCTGTTATTTGTTCTATATAATCAAAATCATTATTAAATAAGAAAAAACCATCCCAGTCTATCTCACCAGTATCTTCATCTACTACTTCTTCACAATCAAAACCTAATAGTTTTGCATAATTAAAACCCCATTTCTGTTCTGTTATAATTATTACGGGTAATATTCCTTTTTTCTGTGCGTGTACAGCTGTTTTAATAAGTGCTGTAGTTTTACCAGTATCAGAATGTCCTAAAAACATTTGTAAATGGCCCATAGCGGGTCCTGGTATTCCTGTAGCGTCAAGGAATGCCGGACCTAGGTCAAAAAATCTATCACCTTTAAATTTTGCTTTTTTTGAGAATTTACTTTTTATCTCCGCGAAACTTCTTTTCTTTAATGCCATTTGTTAAAAATTTAAAATGGTAAGTCTTCGTCTACTTTTTCGTTTGCTTGTGGGTCTAAAGAAGTAGTTGTTGAAATTATATCAACAGTACTATTTGTTTTAGAATTTGGGTCATCATAAGTATACTTCTTTAACTCACTATCCCAAACTGGTTCTGCCCCCTTAGAAATTGCTTCAAGATATTCTATTGGTTTTTGTGAATAGACATCTTTCCAAATTCTTTCATCTGAAGTCCATTCTTTCATTTGATTTTCATCATTAGTTAATTTTCCTGGGTCTTCATACATTACAGCAGATACTGTTGTATATTCACCTCTTCCACCAGGTAATGGAACTGCTTGTAAAATAAGAATTAAATCTCTTCCTTCATTTAAATCACTAATATCTCCTTTATTTTTCCAAATAGGGATTATCTTATCAATTGGGCCATCTCCTCTCCAGTTGTGTTTAAATCTCCAAAATTTAACACCATCTTCTTCTTTATCTCTATCGATTATTTTTACAATATAAAATTTAGAAGAACGATATTGTCTTGCTAATTCTTTTGATTGTTCATCTCCAGATAGTCGTAAAGCTTCCTCAACTTCAGTAAGAGGACTTCTATCGCCTGTTGGTTTACCGTTTGAGTCTTTTCCTGGGTCATAAATTTTCAACCATCTTCCTTGTACTTGGGTGTTGTGGAAGAAAACTTCTTTAAATGGGGAAGACCCGTCTTTTGTTGGGAGAATTCTGATTCTCTTTTCTCCTGCTTTCACACCTTTTGGTAATGCCATTGTGAAATATTGTTTTAATCTGTCTGCATCTGACATTCTTGGTGCCGATGATGTTGCTTGTTTGTTTTTTTCGTATTGGGATAATACTGCGTCTAAACTTGAATTCATATCTTTTTATTTTTTTAGTAATTAATTTCTTGATTAATAATAACTAACTTATCCTAGGTTGTCAATTATCTTATAAAAAATAATTAAATAAAAAAAGCCCTTTTAAAGGGCTTTAAATATAGTGTATTTTTATAATTAATTATAAATTAAAACTTTGTTGTATATCTGCATCTGAGAAATTATCTATATCTTCTGGTGTTAAAGTGTATTCTGTTTTACCCTGTGCTTCAAACTTTTCTTGACTATCATCCCAAAAATCTACAAGACTTTGGTCATATGGGCCCGAATCTAATTTTCTTAAGTCCATTTTTTCTTGTTCACTTTTTGGTCTATATTTTTCTATTTTTTGTTCTAAGTTACTTATTTGGTTCATTAGTTGGTCCATTCCTGATAATTTTTCTTCCATCCCATCTAACATCGACATTAGTGAATCTAATTTAGTGTTTGTTTCTTCTGAACTTTTTTCTAGTGTCTCTTGTTTATCTATTAAATCACTGACCTCAACCTCAACTGTTTCCTCTTCTGGTGCTGCTGGTGCTCAACCTATGAACATGTTGTTAGCAGCCGCAGGACCTGCTGCCGCTAACATCACAACCAATCCTGCTACAAGTCAAGTATTAGCATATTGTGGCGGAGGTGGTGGAGGAGCCGGGGGTCAAAATTCTGCTAATCCTACCATCTGGCAAAATGATGGTGGAACGGGAGGAGCAGGTGGTTTTGGCTTTCATACTCTTGCAGTCACAGGAGGAACAACTTTAGCTTATAATGTTGGAGCTGCCGGCACAGCTGGAACTCCAGGTAATACTGGAAGTGCTGG